ATTTAAATTTGGTCAATACGAATGTGTATATAAATTATTAAATTTAAAAAAGTCCTACCACGTAGTTGGAGTTTATTCTGTTTCAGCAATTTATCTATATATTGATGGAAAAGTTGTATCTTATTCATACGTTACAAATACTCCAGAAATAACAAATTCAACAACAACATTTCAGTCAGGCCCAACAAATGAATTAGGAGATTATTTTTTATTTGATTCTCCAGCAGTGTATAGATATGATTTAAAACAATCCAGTATTTTAGAACACTATAATTCAAATATACAAGTTCCAGCAATTCAAGTCGGAGGTCCAGAAGGCGCAAGCATTTTTGAAATATACGATAATAACATATCAACAAAATATTATTATTCATACCCAGGAAACAAACCGTGGACATATTTTATAAATGAGGATCTGCATTATAATAACCAAGAACAATACTTAGAGATATTGAAAACAGATTCTTCTGATTCAAAGACAGTCGTAATAGAAGATATAATTTCCCTACCCTTGGCACCAAATATGAATTCTTCAAAAATAGAGTGGGGTGGAGATAATGGCATATCTGTAGAAGTAAGCACAGACGGCACAACATATAATAATTGTATTAATGGAGCCCCAATACCAGGATATACTATAGATAATTTTGATTCAGAAAGAATTGTATATTTAAAAATAACATTAAGCACAGACAATGCAAGTGTTAGTAGTCCAAGACTAAGCTTTTTAGCAATGACTTTTTATAATGATAATTCTACATATTCTATAAACTCATCAGACTATATATCCTCAGACACCGACATATCATTGGGATCAAAAGTTTATCCTTTATTTTCTAGAGATTTTAGGAACGGAATTAGAGCCTACGATAACTCTGGCTTTTTAATTAATACAGAAAAAGACATATCCCATATAGAATTTTTTTATACCCCATCTTCACCTGATCAAAGCCTGCTAATTTCTTGCGGAACCCCATCTACACAGATTTCATGGAACTCGTCTGGGGCTTTATCAAAAACAAATATATCCTCAATTTATGTAAATGGTGTAGATAAATCTTCAGAAACCAATATAGGCAATATATTAAATTTTAATGATTTAAACTTTATAGGTATTAATTTAGCACAACCCATAAGTGGGTCAATTAATTTCAACTACAGCCCGTCTGGGTCTAAATCTAGCCTTTATCAAAATATATCCCTGTATGAAAATACACTAACCCAAGAAGGTTCGGCAAATCACTACGGTATATATGCATCAAATATATCTACAGAAGCCAATGATTCGTCATTGTCTTTGACAGAAAATGGTGTAAAGTATTACGATAACGACTGGATTGTAGTCCAAAGCGTTTAATTTGTCATAATTGTTGACAAAAATATGGACTTTGGCAGCAAAGAATGGTAAAATAAATATCTATGAACATAAATAAGGTTAAGCACAGCTATGTAGAGGACACCAGGCTAGGCATATATGTCTGGGAAATGCCAGACGGTCGCTGGATTGGCGATGATGATGGAAACTTTTTATCTGTAACATCAATGAAAGATAATAAAGAAAAAGTTAATGCTCTTGCAAAAGCTGTTAGATCTTACGGTATTAACGAAGGCGGACCCTTATTCCTTCCAGGTCGTAGAAAAATTGATGACGAAGAATTTGAGCACCAAAAACAAAGATTAGATTGGGGTCTAGTACCAGATCCACTAGACATAGGAAATTATAAAGACGAAATGGCTTCTGCCAATAAAGGAAGAAAAAGATAATGGAATTTTTAGACGACGATTCAGCACAAGACATACAGATCTCAAACACAGCCGATTGGTTTATGTTCAATAATAAAGTTGAAAAAAATAATGATCCTTTTAGTATTGACGGAGAAGAATTAAAAAAGATTGATGGGTTAAGCCCAGCATTTAAAAGAAAAATTTCTAGAACTCTAGAAAAAAGATTTGTTGGAACAGAAGGAACATCAACTCAGCAAAACCTTCTTGCACAGGCCATTAGCGGATACTCAATGTTTGATCTTGTACAACCGCCATATAACCTAGATTATCTTTCACAAATTTACGAAATATCTCCATACAATTATGCAGCAATTAATGCTAAGGTTTCAAACATTGTCGGACTTGGATATTCTTTTGTTGAAACAAGTAGAACTAAAGAAGCATTAGACTCGATAACAGATTCAAAGCAATTAGATAGAGCAAGAAATAAACTAGAAAGACTAAGACTTGCTTTAGACGAATGGCTAGAGTCAACAAACGAAGAAGAAACATTTACAGAAACTTTAATTAAAGCCTATGTAGATTTAGAAGCCACAGGAAACGGTTTTATTGAAATAGGAAGAACATCGGCTGGAAACATAGGATACATTGGACATATTCCAGCAAAGACCATGCGTGTAAGAAGATTGCGTGATGGATTTATTCAGCTGCTTTATGGCAAGGCAGTATATTTTAGAAACTTTGGAGACACAGAAACCCCAAGCCCAATTTCCTCACAAGAAGGAAGACCAAATGAAATTATTCATTTAAAAAAATATACTCCAATGAATAATTATTACGGAATACCAGATATTATTGCAGCACAAAATGCAATGGCTGGAAACGAATTTGCTGGTAAATACAACTTAGATTATTTTGAAAATAAAGCAGTCCCTAGATATATTATCACCGTAAAGGGAGCAAAACTTTCACCAGAATCAGAAAGAAAATTGCTTGAATTTTTCCAGGTTGGACTAAGAGGTAAAAATCATAGATCTCTATATATTCCCCTTCCAGCAGATACACCTGATTCAAAAACAGAATTTAAAATGGAACCAATTGAAGCAGGGTCACAGGAATCTTCATTTAATATTTATAGGCAGTCAAATCGTGATGAAATTTTATTATCACATAGAGTTCCAATTAATAAAGTAGGAACACCAGCAGGGGTTAATTTAGCAGTTGCCCGTGATGCAGATAAAACATTTAAAGAGCAGGTTTGCAGGCCAGCCCAGGATAATTTAGAAAAGAAAATAAATAGAATTATCTCTGAAAAAACCGATGCCCTTGTAATTAAATTTAATGAGCTAACATTAACCGATGAAGATACCCAGTCTAAAATTGATGAAAGATATTTGAGAATGCAGGTATTAACACCGAATGAGGTTAGAATTAGAAAAGGAATGATTCCAATTGATGGTGGAGATAAAGTAATTGAATTAAAGCCACAGCAACAGGCAGAAACCAGAGCTCAGGCAGGAAAAACACGGGCAAGGGATTCTGAAAGATCTGCAAATTCCCCAGATATTTCTGGAGAGGGAAGAAATACTCAGGGCGACGGAAGGCAAGTCGACTAACCCTACTCAACCATTATTTGCCTTTTTACATATAAGTAAGTAAAATTAAGCATATGAATATTGAAAAATCATATTGGTCTTCCAATGGTGATAGTATAAATTTATCGGTTCCTTTTACAAAGGTCAACCGAGAAAAGAGAACCGTCTCTGGATTTGCTACACTAGATAATATTGACCAAACTGGAGATGTTGTAACATCTGAAGCAAGCCTAAAAGCATTTGAAAGCTTTAGAGGTAACATACGTGAAATGCATACGCCTCTTGCGGTAGGAAAGATGCTTTCATTTAAACCAGAAACATTTTATGATCCAATATCAAAATCTTTTTATAGTGGAATTTATGTAGACGTATACGTATCAAAGGGAGCACAAGACACTTGGGAAAAAGTTCTTGATGGCACACTTACTGGATTTTCAATAGGCGGAAAAATTACAGAGTCAGACAATGAAGTTAATAAGTCAGACGGAAAGTCTGTTAGATTTATAAAGTCTTATGATCTTATTGAGCTATCAATTGTAGACTCTCCAGCAAACGAGTTATGCAATGTACTTTCAATTCAAAAGTCTAATGGTAAATTGATATTTAAAGGAATGGCTACAGAAGTAATTGCAGAAAATATTTTTTATTGTGAGGATAGCGATTCGGTATTCATGTCTACAGAGTCATCTTACAATTCACCAGTGACTGGTAAACCAGCAACACTTATTGGATGGGTGGAATCCAATGATGTTAACAAATCGAAAGAAATAGATAAGATTCTTGATTTACATAAAAAGTCAAGATTGTCGTTGCCTGAAATACAAACAATTGCAAAACAGGCAAACGTAGAAGGAGGTAATGAAGTGTCAGAAAACACAGAAAATACAGTAGTTGAAACTACCGTAGAAGAAACACCAGCTGTTGCAGAAGCATCAGTTGTTGAAAAAGCTGTTGCGGAAGTTGCAGTTACAGAAGACGCTCCTGCCGAATCTCTAGAAAAAGCAGCCGACGTATCAGAAGTTATGGTTGATGAACCTGATTTTGCAAAAATGTTAGGCGACTTAAAGGGATTCTTCTCAGATACTTTGGCAAAAGCAACAGAGGCAAATGCAGCACAGGTCCTAGATATTAAGGGAACTGTTGAAGCGTTTAGCAAGAATGTAGATGCTAGAATTTCAGAGTTAGCAGAAAAGTCAGTAGCACTAAGTGCAGCCGTTGAAGAAATCAAGGGCACAATCAACAACGTTGAAAAGCGTGTTGACGCAGTAGAATCAGATACTGCATTTAAGAAGTCCTCAGACCTTGGCGGGTCTCAGGAGGTAGTAATAAACAAATCTAAATGGAACGGTTCTTTCCTCGGTTCCGTGAACGAATTATTTAAATAAGAAAAAGGATAGGTGAAAAATAAATGAGTAATGAATTGTTAGAAAAAACAATCGCTACAAACACTACAGCAACTGCTAGCATGGCTGGCAGCGCTGACCCAACCACTGGTATCCACGTAGGTTCCGAGGGTAAAGGTGGACTTCTCAATCCTGAGCAGTCAGCACGTTTCTTGGACTATATGTTCGATGCAACAGTTATTGGTAAGGTAGCACGTACTGTCCGTATGAAGGCAGACACAACAGAAATCGATCGTATTGGCGTTGGTGAGAAGCTTATGAAGCTTGCAACCGAAGGCGACGATACATCATCAAATGCTAAGGTAGACTTCTCAAAGATCTCTCTTACAACAAAGAAGCTTCGCTTGGACTGGGAGCTTTCAACAGAATCTCTAGAAGATAACATTGAAGGTCCAGATCTAGAAGATCACATCGCCCGCTTGATGGCAACACAAGCAGGTAACGACATTGAAGACGTAGTTCTCAATGGTAATACATCACTTTCATCAGATGCACTATACAAGTCATTTGATGGTGTTGTAAAGAAGGCAAAGGCATCAGGTCACGTAGTTGACGCAGCGGGAGCTAATATCTCACGTGCAGTATTCAACTCAGCACTTAAGGCACTTCCACGTAAGTACAAGCAACGTCGTCAAGATCTCCGCTTCCTAGCAGGATCAAACTTGATTCAAGATTACTTGTATTCAACATCACAAAACATCCAGAACGTAAACCCACAAGATATTGCTTCAAGCATTATCCGTGGTGATCAGCCAGGTCTTGGCGGTCCAGCTGGATTCGTAGCACCATTCGCATTCGGTATTCCAATTGTAGAAGTTCCACTTCTAAAGGAAGCTGAAGACGGCGATTATTCAGGAGCATCAGGTGACCACGGAGACGTCCACCTAACATTCCCAAATAACGTTGTTATTGGTATTAAGCGTGATGTAACACTATACCGCTTCTTCTGGCCACGTAAGGACTCAATTGAGTACACAATGTATACTCGTGTTGGCGTTCAAATCGAGCAGGCAGACGCTTGGGTTGTTGTTAAGAACGTAAAGGTTGCTTCCTAATTTAGGATAAAATCTCAAGAAAGGCCCCTAATTAATTTTAGGGGCTTTTCATTTTAATTTACTAATGCTATAATTAATTTACTTAGACTAAGGAGTAAATATGTCATTTGAGACATTAAAGGTATCAGAACTACATAAAATTGCGGAAGACTTTGCCGTAAGCACAGAAAGCCTAAAAAGCAAAAAAGATATAATCGCAGCTCTAGCAGAAGAAGGCGTCACATGGTCAATTTATGCTAAAACATTAAACTTGCCAGAAGAATCTGAAGATCAGTCAGATGAAGTAATTGCAAAGTTTGATCCAAATGCTGAACAGCCAGAAGACAGCGTACTAGTTAGGATGACTAGGGATAATTTTAGATACGATATAATGGGTATTACGTTTACAAAAGAACATCCATTTGCTGCTGTAAATAAAAAGAAAGCACAAGAAATTTTTGATAAAGAGGAGGGTTTTCGTTTAGCAACTCCGAAGGAAGTACAGGAGTACTACCACTAAACGTAAACATAAAAAATGTCTGAAATATTAATTGGTGGAGACAGTTCACCACTTTCTTTACGAGTAATGTATCGTGGAGAACCAGCACAACCAGATGCAGCACCAATAGTTAAAGTCTATGACGTAACTGAAGATCCAGCCATATACCCTGCAATACTTCCGACGCAACTTCTCACAACACTGTCTTCAGAATTGTCAGAAGTTGATGTTGGAACCTATCACTGTCATTTGCCAGTATCTTACATACAGAGACAAAGATCTTTAAAGCTAGTTTGGCAATATGATATGGATGGTCAAACGATTACAAAGGAACACAAAGTTTTTATTGTAACTCCATATACTGATTTAACACAGGCAGCAGAAATATTGGGAGTAAGTACAGAACCTTATGACGCTGGATATAAG